TACCACTACTATTCTCACCGTCATTAATATTCGATGCAACTAATTTTACTGAATATGTGTTATCAGGCACATCAACATAAGTTGGGAATGAGGCTCTTGGTACATTTGTTGCAACGGTTGTACAACCAACCGAACCGTTTACATCGGAACATGCTAGTATGTTGACGTTTAATATCGACCAACCAATTGTAACTCCACTTATTCTAACTGAAAATGACATATCCTATAAATACTGTTAGATATAAATTAAATAAAAAACCCCTTATAATAAAGGGGTTTTAAAATTGTATAATACTTAATTTTTATTAATAAGCATATCCCTGACAAGAATCATCGTAGGTAATTGTAACTACGGTTCCAGATTCCACAGTGAACGTGGAACCATTCGCTTTATTACCAAAAGTCAACAACGTAATCGAATTTGCTGGATTGATATGGGTAATACCTGCCCATCCTCCAACTCCTGAGTCGTGAGATACCTGTGTTTCACCAGCAGGAATAGTAACCGGACTTTGTAATGTTGCGGTATCTTCCGATGCGGTACCACAACCTGCGGAAGTGTGTCCATCAACATTTGCAATAGTAATTGTTATATCATCTTGTAATGCTTCACTTAAACTAAAATAATAATCCCCCGCCGAAAATGTGTAACTTAATATTGATGTTTCAGGTACTAATCCTGTATATAGTTCGTCAATACTCCACGTATCAGTTGTGTTACATGTTCCGTCAGTACTTGTTACGGTACCACCTGTTATGTTATTGGCAATTTCTTCGGTATAACCCGTAAGTAATACCGCCTTAGATACAGCCGCTTGTATTAAAACGGTGTTAGCAGCACCTCCCGATGTTGTTCCTGATATATTAAAAGGTCCAGCAGCCGTATTCGCTGATGCTTCTGTTAAATAAAATGTTACTTGCATGTTTTCTTTTTTTTATTATAAATATCTGTTTATTTTGTTTTATTTTATTTTATTTTATGTTCAAATTAAACATACTGGTGCGGTTGTACATTCACTACCCATACTCCACATGTACGAACCACCTGATGTTTCACTACCTCCATAAACAAACACTGGAGTACTGTATGCTCCTGCAGATTTAACACAAATTCCAGCAGTATACGTTCCATTGCCATTGTCTAAAGCTTGTAATCCATTTATTAATTCAGTAATTGTGGTGTCCGATAAATTGTCACGGTATCTTACGTATAAGTCATTAGGTAATTGGTTATCATAAAGTAATGTCCAACACACACCATTAGTTATTGGAGTTGGAGTTGGAGTGGCATTGGGGTCACAAGTTGGGAATCCAGGGTCGTAAGTGTAATATTCACAACCGTATCCACCATTATAATATCCTGAACCCGGTAAAGGTGTTGCAGTTGGAGTCGCAGTTGGTGTTGGTGTTGGTGTTGCCGGTGTAGGGGTAGGTGTTGCTGTCGGAGTTGGCGTTGGTGTTGCTGGTGTAGGGGTTGGTGTTGGTGTAGGACAAGTTACACAAGCACCTAATGGTGTTGCGTTAATACTTGAAGGATTACCTGTTCTTTGAACCTCTCTACTACTTGACCCATCACTCATCCAGAATGTGCCGAAATCCAATAATGGTAATTCTTCTATTTTAAACGTTGTTGAAGTACACATGTTATTGGTATTTCCTGTAACATGGAATAAGAAATATGTACCATAAGTTGTATCACCTCCATCACATGCCACTGCTCCCGATGTGTCACTCAAATATACTGTATAAGTATAAACCGGTGTTGGTGTTGGTGTAGGGGTTGCGGTAGGAGTTGGTGTTGGGGTCGCAGTTGGTGTTGGGGTTGCGGGTGTAGGGGTCGGCGTTGCGGTAGGTGTAGGAGTAGGTGTTGGTGTTGCCGTAGGGGTAGGTGTTGGCGTTGCCGTAGGTGTAGGGGTAGGGGTAGGGGTTGGGGTTGGTGTATTAGTAACAACAACTACCTCAACATCAAAGTTGCAATCTGGTGTTGCTGTTGGCGTTGCTGTTGGCGTTGCTGTTGGTGTAGGTGTAGGGGTTGCGGTAGGAGTTGGAGTCGGAGTAGCCGTTGGTGTTGGGGTAGGTGTTGCGGTCGGCGTCGCTGTTGGAGTAGGTGTTGGTGTTGCAGTAGGTGTTGGTGTAGGTGTTGGTGTTGCAGTAGGTGTTGGTGTAGGTGTTGGTGTAGGTGTATTTGTTACCACAATCACCTCAATATCAAAATTACAATCCAAAGGAGTTGCGGTAGGTGTTGGTGTTGGTGTCGGGGTGTTAGTTATTACAATTACTTCCACATCAAAATTACAATCCGGTGTAGGAGTTGGCGTTGGAGTTGGTGTGGCGGTCGCTGTCGGCGTCGGAGTAGGTGTTGCGGTCGGCGTCGCTGTTGGAGTAGGTGTTGGTGTGGCTGTTGGAGTTGGTGTAGGTGTTGGTGTAGGTGTTGGTGTGGCTGTTGGAGTTGGTGTATTTGTTACCACAATCACCTCAATATCAAAATTACAATCCAATGTTGGTGTAGGGGTAGGTGTGGCTGTTGGAGTTGGTGTTGGTGTATTTGTAATAACTATTACTTCCACATCAAAATTACAATCCGGTGTAGGAGTTGGAGTTGCTGTAGGAGTTGGTGTTGGTGTTGGTGTTGGTGTAGGGGTTACTAATATAATATCACCACCTAAACTACAATCTAATGTAGGTGTAGGAGTAGGAGTTGCCGTCGGTGTGGGGGTTGGACATGCACCTAAATTAACATTAAACGTGGCAATATGATTTACCGCATTATATAATGTCCAACCTGTTAATGGTGTATCATCTGTTGTATAGTTTCTAGGTTCACCATCATATAACCAACCATCAATTTCCCAAAAAGAATTGTTCCATCTTAGGGTATATAAAGTCTCTCCATCATAGCCATTCCATGATGTTTTTGAGTTGTATATTCCACTATGTAAGAACGATATTTTCATTTTTTTTATTTGTTTTTTTAAGGATTAAACGGTGTTGGTGTTGGTGTAGGTGTGGCGGTAGGAGTTGGTGTTATTATATTATAATTTTGACATTCACTATCAATTATTACTTTTATTACTAAACCATTATATGTATATGTTTCATTATTTAACATATATGTATTACTTGCTAAATCATCATTAACCACCATTATTTGTTCTCCGAATTTATAATATAATGTACTTCCCGTTAAAGGTGTCATACCCATTTTAGTACCTCTTGTACTACCGGCATTTATTTTTAATGATTGAATTAAGGTATTTCCACCCATACTATCAATAGAAAAATATGGAGTACCAAAACAACCATAAGGTGAGTCATAAGCATTAATATTGGCAAGATTTATATACAAATCTTCATTAATTGGTTCCGATAAATCAAATGTAAATAAACCTTGTTGGTAACTTGTAAATGTTAATGTTCTATCATATTCTATTTCGGTTAATTCATATTCAAAACACAAATCACTAATCTCCGTAGGTGTTGGGGTTGGGGTTGGCGTTGCGGTAGGAGTTGGTGTTGGTGTTGGTATAACAAAAGAATCAGAATCATCACAACTTGTATTATAAACAATCAACGACGTTGCAAAACTTGGTACAGAAACATTAACACCATTAGGATATACATTATTATAAGTTAAACCACTTGCAGGAGTTGCAGACGAAACTATTGTGGCCATGTTAGCCACATTAACCGAATCGTAGTAAATTGTGTACGGTCCGTTTGAAGTTCCTGAAGTAAGTTTTATGTTATAATATAATGCCATTTATTTTAAATAAGGTTTGTATATGTAAAAGTATTATTCGGTTTATTGTAAACAAATGTTGCAAATCTTTGGAAATTTCCTTGTGACGCGGTTATTTTTGTTGTAAATGTTTCATCTATTATAACGTCATCGTTTGGATGTACAGTTCCGTTTGAAAAATCAACCCCATTATTTGGTGTAACATCATTTAATGAATTAATTTTAATACCTCTCGTAAATCTTATTGGAATATCCCCAGTTGATGAATTTGTTCTTTTTCCATATAGGTCAAATTCAAAAATATCAATTAATGGATAGTTTTCTTTTAACAATTCAATATTCACTCCAAATCTGTAGAAATTAAATGCTCCAATAGACTTATCAAGTGGTGATAATAAATAACTATCTGAAACTGGTATTACATTTGATGGTAATCTTCTATCTGATTTTGTTGTGGATAGAGAAACAAATTGATTATATTCAGAAGTTGCAGAAGTTGACTGCAATAATTTCATTTCAGTAACTTTATCCGTATCAACAAAAACATCAATTAACGCACTACCAATTATAATATTTGATGATGGTTGTTCAATTGGTGTAAATTCAAATTCAAATGTACAATCCAACGTAGGAGTTGGTGTTGGTGTTGCGGTCGGTGTTGGCGTCGCAGTTGGTGTGGCGGTTGGGGTTGGTGTTGGACTAGGAGTAGGGGTATTTGTTACAACAACTACCTCAACATCAAAGTTACAATCCAACGGAGTTGGTGTTGGAGTAGGAGTAGGAGTAGGTGTATTTGTTACAACAATTACTTCTACATCGAAATTACAATCTGGTGTAGGTGTAGGTGTGGCGGTAGGTGTTGCAGTAGGAGTTGGAGTTGCAGTTGGTGTGGCGGTTGGAGTAGGTGTTATCAATACAATATCCCCATCTAAACTACAATCTAATGTAGGGGTAGGAGTAGGTGTTACGGTTGGGGTTGGAGTTGGTGTTGGAGTGTTCGTTACTACAATTATCTCAACATCAAAATTACAATCTAATGTTGGTGTAGGTGTGGCGGTAGGTGTTGCAGTAGGAGTTGGTGTATTAGTCACTACAACGACTTCCACATCAAAGTTACAATCTGGTGTAGGTGTTGGTGTTGCTGTCGGTGTAGGAGTTGGTGTTGCGGTTGGCGTAGGGGTTGGTGTTGCGGTTGGCGTAGGGGTAATTAAAACTATATCACCATCTAAACTACAATCTAATGTAGGAGTAGGGGTTGGAGTTGCGGTAGGTGTTGGGGTAGGTGTGTTGGTAACAATGATAACCTCAATATCGAAATCACAATCTGGTGTAGGTGTAGGTGTTGGGGTTGGTGTATTAGTCACGATGATAACCTCAACATCGAAGTTGCAATCTGGTGTAGGGGTCGGTGTAGGAGTTGGAGTGGCGGTTGGTGTCGCAGTTGGTGTAGGTGTATTAGTAACAACAACTACCTCAACATCGAAGTTACAATCTGGTGTTGGTGTCGGAGTAGGAGTCGGTGTATTTGTTACTACGATTACCTCCACATCAAAGTTACAATCTGGCGTCGGAGTTGGAGTTGGTGTTGGAGTATTTGTTACAACGATTACTTCTACGTCGAAGTTGCAATCCGGTGTTGGTGTTGGTGTTGGTGTTGGAGTATTTGTAATTACAATTACTTCCACATCAAAATTACAATCCGGTGTAGGGGTTGGTGTTGGAGTTGGTGTATTAGTTACCACAATTACCTCAACATCAAAATTACAATATGGTGTAGGAGTTGGCGTTGCCGTTGGTGTTGGGGTTGCCGTTGGTGTTGGGGTTGCCGTTGGTGTCGCGGTAGGTGTAGGGGTTGGTGTTGCGGTTGGCGTTGCGGTTGGCGTTGCGGTTGGCGTTGCGGTTGGCGTTGCGGTTGGCGTTGCGGTTGGTGTAGGGGTTGGAGTGGGAGTTGGAGTTGCAGTTGGAGTAGGGGTCGGTCCAGGAATATATACCGCAGTACCACCACTAAATCTACAATCAAACGCATCATTATCACCAAAACCATATAAACCAAATACAAAACTTTTACATATTGTACCATCATTTGGACCATACGAAAACGAAGTCACTTTCATTTTTTCTTCACCATTATTATCGGTAAAAAAAGAAACTGTTAATAATTTTCTATTTGTTGTTGACCCCGTTATACCGGCATAGTTAATATATTGACCGTATTGGTTGTCTTTTCCTAAAACATTAATTGTTCCTCCAGAATATGTGTTAATATAATCAACGGTTCCAATTATTGCACTTTTCCATAATTGTTTTAATTTAACATAATCGGGGTTTAATGTATTAGATACTCCCGAATTATATAATCTAGCACTTGTTGTTGTTGACGTATCTCCTGATAATAAAGCATACGTTAATGAGTTACTTGAACTACCGACATATGTTATACCATCCAACTCAAAAGTTGGAAAAAATCTTATATAACCATCATGTAGTGATTCTCCCGTTTCATCTATTTCAGTTGAAAAATGATAGTAATCATCAAACTCCTCAATTTCATCTTGAAACGATTGATACCCCGAAGTAATTGGTTCGGGATAAACATTTTCAATAATTTCTTTTGGTTTACATCCAAATCTATAAGAATATTTTGGTCTACCAAAAATACCATTTTGAATTAGGTTACCACCTGTCCATAAAGTAGTTGATGGTATTACTTGGTCTAAAACCTGTGTCCAATATGGTCCTATTTTATTTACAAATTCATTTACACTTGGAAAATTGTATGGAGTAAAATTACTATTGGTAATATAATCTCTATGTATATCTTCTAAGGTGATGTAATTCTTTTTGTACTTTATTACATGTGAATTTCTAATTTGATCATGTAACATTCTATCAACATATTCCGCAAATGTATAACCTGTTTGTGGTAATAGTGTGTTAGAACCAAATGACAATTCCAAATCTCTCGATTTACGATATATGTCAAAATCCATTACATTAGCGGATGAAAGATAAACGCTAATATTTTTTCTATTAAGAATTAAAGTTGAATTGTTGTTGACAATTTGTTTTTGATTGTTGTCAACTTTACTTACGATTTCAAATCCCGTATCTAAACCCGGTAATGACCTAAAAACATCAAAATATTCTTCACCATATGTGTATGGTTTGTTTTTTGTTTTTATTGTTTTTGTTCTACCTGTTGTCGTTGAGTTTTCAATATCTAACGTCGTTGAAGACCTATGGTCTAACGTCATGTCGTACCAACCAGAACCTTGTTGGAAGAAATTATTATTTGAATCACTGCTATAACCTCTTGGTAAACCGTCAGTTGTAACAGGATATTCTTCTCTGGTATATGTTGTTGATGCTAATGTTGTACCTGTTGAGTATGAATATGTCGATGGTGTAAATCCTGAAATTATTAAATCAGTTTTATCACCCATAATCACACTTCTAATTTCACTATCAATGTTGAATGACTTTGGTAATGAAACTATTGTATAAATGTACTCATCAATCTTAATTAAAGGTTCGGGTGCACCTAAGAATTTTAAAAAGAATTCAATTGAGGACCTTGTACCTTTTGATTTGTATATGTATGAAAGATTAACTAATAATCTTCTGTAAAATTCGTTTTCCGCATCAACAATAGTTGTTCCCACCGTTAATCCTGAATATTGTGTATCTGTTCTTGTATATAAAAGTTCGTTTAAATCCTTTTCATCAAAAAGATTAATAGTACTTAAACCTAAAGTGTTAGATAAATTTTTTAATAATATGTCAGGTAAGTTATTAACACCATCATAACTTACATTTCTCATGTAAGCAATGTTGTCAATATATTTTTTTACCTTATCAAAACTTTGTCCATATAATTGAAATACTGATTCCGCCTTTTTGTCATCACTATCAAATTCAAATAATTGTGGTGAAGATAAAAATCTAACTAATAAGTTCGACTTATAGTCGTCTATCTCATCCGCAACATCAACTAAATTATTAATATATTCGTCATACGCAATACCAACAATTTGTAAGTTGTAATTGTCTTTTGATATCGGCCAATTATATTTTACATCCAATAAACTTGTTACCGAACCATTGTTAATATCTCTCGGTACTTTAAACGTTGATTGATAAATTGGTAGAGTTTCTCTATTTAATAATGACGATTCTAAATCGTCAAGTCCTATAAAAAATTCTTCCTTTACACCATCATTTGGTCTAATTAGAAAATTACTATTAGATGTTGTTTGCCCATTAAATGGATTACCTAAAACTGTTAGGGTGATTTTGTTTTTACTATTTGGTTCAACATAACCAACAATATTATATGTAACACCACTTAATTCTATAACATATTTTTTATATGACGAATAGAAATTTCTAATTGGGTTGTCAACAGTAACGACCGTATTTGTGTTTGGTTTTGTAAAAAGAACATCGAACGTATTGTAAAACATTCCCGATTCAATATCTAATCTTGTTCTTTTTGTGTTTTGATTATATGTTATGTTATATGCGGTGTAACCACTTTGACTCTTTGGTGAGTCAATATCAACCATAACGGCTGCGGGAAAAAACTTAATAATTTTTGTAACCGCAACACCTATTCTACTTTTTAATGAACCATATAATGATTTTCCTGAATCTTTTTTTGAGTCTCTAAATTTAACCGATTGATTTTTTTCTAATTTAGATTGTGTAATCGGAGCAAGCTCTTCAATTTTTAAGTCGTCTAAAGTTAAAAAATCCGAAAACGGATTTGTTTTAAAATTTTTAGCGTCCCTTTCAGGTATTGTTTTATCAAGGGCAAAGTTCGTATTGGTCAATTGGCTAGAACCATCGGTGATTTGAACTCCGACTAAGTTGTCACTAAAAGTTTGTGACCCATTGGCAGCCTGACTTGGAACTTTGTATTTTGCCATTATAATTCAGTAATTGTGTCAAAATTTAAAGTCTCATCAATATCTGTTCTCTTCTCTCTAACCTCGTATAACGTTTCGTTAACGTCGTCTTTGATTTCGTATAAGTTATATTGTTTATAGATACTGTTATTATTATCGTAAATTGTGTAAATACCCGGTGTAACCGCCTTACTTTGATTACCATATAATGCATGTGCCAATGTTGACGCATCGTGTTCAACCATCTCAACCTCAATTGTTGTTGGGTTAAAAAAAGTATTGGTGAAAATAATTTTCTGACCCGGTGTACCAATAAATGGAACCGTATTTGGTTTACTTGATGGTGCCGATGATGGTGTTACTGTTAAAAACAACATATTTGTTGCGGCGTCACTATATTGATATCTAATCGCTTTTTGTGTTGTACTAGATAAATTGGAAACCACAGGTGTACAATAAAACGACGAAGTAACTAATCTATAAAAGTTTGTTACTTTTTTATTCTCAGTGTTTATATATTCTATTCTATATCCAATTAATCCTTGTGGTGTGAATTTACTTCTATCACCAGAAGGGACATTACTTAAATCTATAACTAAACCTCTTACTGAAGGTAATGAAGCTAACACCCCACAATCTGTAATCGTGGTTCTTATTTGTTTTGGTCTTATATGAAGTGTATATATTCCTAAGTCGGTGAAATCCGCAGATTCTAATTTTAAATTATATAATCCACCTAAAACTTCTAAATTTGGAGCATTTACATCATTCGTAGTATCATCGGTATGATAAACGGGTGTCAAAACACTAGAACTGTTTAAAGTTTTTAGGGAAACCGATGCGGTGGATGTTCTCCCTGAAACGTAGTGATAAAATATTTCTACATCATCTGGTGACACATCTGCGGGTCTAATTATTCCGTAACTACCTACTGCCATATACTTTTAATAATAAATATAATTTTTATTGTTTTCTTACGTTAAAATATCCATTTCCATAGATATCCAATTCACCAACGTTATCAATTTCACCCAATCTAAGGTTAATTTCCATAACACCCTGTTTACCCCTTTCAACAAATAAATCGGAATAAATTGTTGGTTCGTCAATAAATCCTAAAAAATGTTCGTTTCTTGTTAAAATCTTATTGAAGACTTCTTCTTTGGTGAAACCTGTTGTTGACCCCGTTATCATGGTGTAACCATCCTCGTAGTCTCTATATTGTAATGTGGTGGTACCAGTTGTATTACCGGTATATGTAAATGTGTATCCTGTAAATTTAACTCCGTCGGGAGAAGAACCACTTGTTAAAGTTTGGGTGTACCCCGTTGATCCGTATTTTTTTAATTCATCTAACCTACTACCACCAACCGCCATATATGTGAAACCTGTGGTAGTATACCCCGTATTGTTTGTTATGTCAAGAGTGTTTAAATAATTTTGAGTTTGTCCTGTTAGGTTAGAATAAGCCGGAACCGTTGTTCCTGTAAAAGAACCGAATTGATTTGTTATCGTGGTATTTCTTGGAACAGTAATCTTTTTACTTAATTTTTGTTTAGTCCACGGAGCATCTAATGTTATTGTTATAGTGTATCCTGAAGACGCTCCGTATGTGTGTGAAAGTGATGGAAAAGATTGTCCAACAACACCACTATTAACGGTTAGTCCTGAAGTAAAACCATCACCCCAATTAATTGTATATGTTTGTTCAACAATTTTTCTAAGTTTATCAGGATTAACTGTACTGTAAACTTGTACGGTAGAACTCGTTTGTGTATATGAGAAATTGACAAGTTGTTCCATTTGTTCAATGTCACCATCAAATCCAACCATAACACCCATCTCATCCACCGAACTTTCTAAGAAAATTGGTAAATTATAACTTGTTCCGGTTTGTTTTAATATTTCGTACCTATTCTTTTTCATTTAATTTTTAAATTTTATTGAACGTCCCTTTCAATAATATATGAATAATCACTTTTATCTATTGTTACTTTATAATATAAATCTTCATACTCTGTAATCGAATCTGTACTTTTCTTTTCATAAAACTTAATTGGATTTCCACTCTTACCAATTCTACCATCAGAAAACGTATCTGTTAAATTTGGTTTATTTACAAAGTCACTTATACTACCATCTTCGGCGTTATAAAACTTTGCTGTCATCCAAAATGTATTTCCTGTTATTGTTGTTCCACTAAAAGGACTTTCATCTTGAAACCAAAACAAATACATGTTTTCTTTATTTCTATAATTTGAACCTGTGAATAGGGGAAAAAATATATAATCATTAAAATCTGTATGAAAATATTTTTCACCCAATGGTAAAGATAAATTCTTAGCAAAAACTAATTTTCTATTTGTTCTTTCTGGTTTTACACCGTTTGGTGTTTTAAAAAATTCTAATCTAAAAAAACTTTTAACAGTTTGTTTTAACATCAACGCATTTTCTCTATTAGATAAACCTGTTGGTTCATAATCATTTACATACGTTGACCCCGTCAAAAAATAAAATTGAAACCATATATCTGTTTGTTCAACCCCTAATGATGAAGTGTAAGGTTTATGAATATATCTAACCGTTTCATAATTTTCAATTGGGTTAATAATTTCACTTAGAATTTGTTCTTCCATTTGAAGAGCACCTTCTTCCCAACCAAGATCCGTTTTAAAATCTTGTTCCATGTTCATGGATATTGTTAAATCATTGGTACTAGTTAAAATTTTCATTAACAGTCAGTTATTGTTTTATCATTGAAGTTTGTTAAACCGTCAGTTTTATTTTGATATAGTCTCTCATTTCTTAAATAGAAATTAATATCGTTTTTAACATAATGAATTCCGTTTATAAATGGATGATTAACTCCATATCCATCGGGGTCAATATAACCGTGGTCATATAAATCTCTCCATTTCCACACTCCTTCCTTCTCAAAATACAATGTATTTTCAGGTAAGTTTACGATGTCATTTGTTTTTGATGTCTCAATATATGGAGATAATTCTTTTAATTTTACCTTATGATATGGTTGATAATATAAACCAAAAAGATTGTTTGCGGTTGCTCCTGAAAATCCGTCAACATTACTATCTTGATTATGATGAAATATTGCAGTTGGGTTTGTTATCTTATGGTACGCTTCACTTATGATTCTTTCCTTTAATTCAGTTTTATTATATTCAACATATGCACCTGTTAATCCAGTTGTACCAATTGTAATTGAATTTCCACTATAAAATGTAAAACCCGCTTTAGTAAAAGGTGTTGTGGTTATTTTAGTTTCGTTTGATGTTGTACCACTAAAATGTTTATCAATCCAATTATTATGAAAATTAAATTTCCATCCAACTTTTGGTGGATAATTAAAATATCCATTTGCGTTTCTATATATAATTGTCAAATAAACATCTGTTGGTGTGTATCCTAAATTATTTGTTATTCCTGTTAAAACTAATGGTTCTTTAAAATCATATATTAAAGATTCCATTCTATTTCTTTCAACTAATACATCATTATCACCACTTGAATTTTCAATTAATAATTTTCTTTCATCTTCCCATATTGGGGATTCAAAACCAATTTTATCTAAAATATAATCTGTAGATTCTGTTAATGTTTTATGTTGGTGAACATAGTATTGTGATGTTGTTCCTGTAATATCATTTCTATTTAAACATCTTTTACCAACAGTCAATAATGGTATTGTTGTTCCTGTTAAAATTTGACTCTTTAATAAATTAATTACATATTTTTCTGAATTGTGAACTTCATTACCCACACTATCAATTGTAAAAGTTCTACTACTAGGACTTCCTGTTAATGTTGTTCCTGATAAAACAACAAACTCACCGGCTTTCATTCCATGTTCGACAGGTGAAGTTAATTCATAGTAAGAACCACCTGAATACGATAATCTAAATGGAATACCATCACCTGATGTGAAACTTATAGTTTCACCAGTGGTGGAACCAGATAAAGTATATTTCATTGGAAACTGACTATTATGACTGTGTACATAACTTACATAAATGTTCCAATTTTTATAAGGTGCGGTTATTGGCGTTGTGATTGTGTGACCGGTATTTGTTGTTCCAGTTAATGTTATTGTTCCTAATGAAGGTGTATTTCCAGTCGATGGTATATATAATTCTCTTAATACATCGTTTCTTAAAAAAGCTAATTCATTATATGGTAAAAATCCGGATAGATTTCCGTCAGAACCATCACCAACAAGATATACGTTATTACTCAAAGGTGAGTAAGACGTTATACCTGAATACATGTTTCTGAAAATCATTTTTAATTTACCATATATCTTATAATTTTTACTATCGTTTCTTTCATCACTAAACAATTGAGCAATATCTAAAACAACATCTCTATCACCAAGACGCATTAAATTTTCAGAAGATTCTAAATTTAATCTTAAATCTAAATCTTCCTCTTCTGCCTTGAAGAATCTCTTAGTTGGTAATATTACTTTTTTCTTTTCCATTATTCTGCTGATGTAAATGCTCCTTTGTCACCAAATAATTTTATAAATTTATCAATACCCGTTTTTCCCGCTTTTAGTCCGAAATAAAACATAAATGGAGTTGATAAAATTTGTTTATTACCACTATAATAATCCATTGTTGGTCTTATTATAAAATCGTCAGTATAATCCCATGGTTGCTGATGAAATCCGTTTGTAATTGTTATACCTTGATATGTTGTGTTACCAGAAACAGGTCCAACTCTTGTATACATTGTTCCGGCTGTGGGGTTTGTTATATTACTACTAGAACTTATTAATACAGTGAATCCTGGATATTCTGAACTATGTACATTAATTGATGAACCACTAGGTAATATTGAATCAAAAATTAAATCATCGGTTGCGCTGGCTGTGTTTATTGTTAAACCACTAAAAGTATATGTGATTGGTAATAAAAGATATTGATCTGACGAATCATTCGGTAACGTTGTATACGAATACCCATATGTCATACCTTGTAGTGGTTGTACATTACCATTAGAAATTGATACCTGTGTTGCATAATCCCAAGATTGATTATCTAATGTTGTTGTATTATTAGGACCAAAACCCGTCCCTCCTTTATTCCATAAAAAGAATGGAACTTTTTGTGACGACTCAGTTAATCTTCCTGGCTCATTTAAACAAGCTCTTACTCTTTCACCATCCTCATCCAAAAACATAGTTACAGGAAGTGGTCCATAAACAGATGTTCCATTTTTAAACACACTCGGAAAAATTTCAGGATCTAAATATTGATAGGAATATCCAAGGTACTTAGCGTTTTGTAAATCAAATTCTTCAATTCCTACTTCATTATTTATTGATATTAACTGTAAAATATCCCCATCTAAAACTCTACTTGTATATGTAAATCCTCCGTTATCAAAAAAATCATTTATGTCGAATGTATTATTACTAACATCCATTCTATAGTTTATTGCCAAACCTAACAATTCTCCAAAACTTTGAAATGATGTTGGTCCTATTGATCTACTTACAGAACAATTTGGGTCTAATGAAGGGTCTACACAAATTTCTTTAATAAATTCATCTCTAGGTCCTAAATCTACAATTGTTGTTGGTCGACCTATTTGAGTATCTTTACTTCCTCCCCAATTTGACTCTGAAGTGTATGTTGCTGATCTATAATAATATTTGTCTTGTGATTCAACATATCTTATTACGTCTTCACAATATCTCCCTTTTCTACCCTTAAATTGAAAAAAGTATAATGATCCAGACAACCAATTATCAATAAAAGAATAATTTACGATTCCACCACAGAATAATTTACCAACCCTCTTTCTTCGACGATATTCTCTTAAAATTTCAAAAATTCTAATGTTTGTTTGACTACCTGGAATTATTTTAAAAATACCATTAGTAAATTCAGAAAATCCAGATGGTGTTATTGAAGTGTATCTCTCCCCATCAAATGACGAAACTAATTGATATCCACCATTATTAGTAATTTTAGTTGCGGTTATATCCATACCCGCTGTGTATGTTGACGAGGGGGTTCTTCCAGTTCCAATATAGTATGTTGAGACGATTCCTTCGTCGTATGGTATGTCATATAACTCACATCCATCCTCAAGTGGGACGGTAGATGAAAATGCGTTTGATGATGCGTTTAGGTTTCTTATTATTACTTCATATTCAATATTTTCTTGAAATAATCCATTTGTATCTTCAAAAGTATAACCAGACACACCATCGGACGAAAAAATAGTTGTTCCTGTTAACGTTGTTCCATTTGATCCGTATGTTATTATATACGAGGATTGATTTGTTACAAAATTAGTTACGTTTGTCGGTGTTACGGCACTATAACATATGTCACTCGGGTCACCTGAAACTGGATTAGAAAAAGTAAATCCAGTGGCAACTAAACTTCTACTTGATTGATTGTCATTTCCTATAATAGTAACTTTACCAACTTCACAAAAGTCAGTAGAATTCCCAAGTCCTCCTTGTACACCTAATGAATTTTCACCATTACACTCTTCACATTCAGGATATGCAATTAAATATAATTCTCTTTGTGAACCATCTTGTAATCTGTATGCGAATTTTTTAATTGGTCTATAAATAAATCTAGTTGGCCATTGATTAAATGCGTCTGCAAAATTATGGAATACAATTGCCAAAGTATTGAATAAAGTTAATAAAACAAGATTAACTAGATGTTCTATTAATAATAAAACGTCGGCAATTAATAATGTAAATGTGAAGTTTTTCTTAGCAAAATTAACTGGTGGTGTAACAACATCGGCCGAACAATCTTCTTCTTCCGCCGGTACAATTTCTTTTATACCAACATATCTATCATCACTAAATGAATTACCATTGTAATGTATATTTTGAAAAGAAGAAATTGTGTAAACTTTATTATATGTTACTCGATAAAAATAATCTCTTGGAAAGTATTGTCCTGATTGATTATACAATATTCCTCTATTTGAATCACCACTAACCGCACTTGTTGGATAATCATCCCATGATGTTGAAAACGCGTATGATTTATTTTGTTGTGTTGAATATTCTCTAATATTTGGGACAAGGTAAGATGCGGTTTTTCTAACTCTACTATTACCTTGGTCATCTATTGAAAATCTAAATCTGTAACATGCTGCGGTAGGTATACCCTTATTTGGGTCATTTGTGATTTCATTTTCACCAAATTCGTTAGTGTAAATAAACTCACTATTCATCGGCACTTCCATCACAAACGAACCATCTTCAGGAATATCTTCATCTATATCATATACTTCGAGTACCGGACGTTTATTTATATCTTTTTTGTGTGTAAATCTAATTGCCTCAATTTTTCCTGTTTTAGTTGTCAGGTCACACTTTCTACCCATTTTTCTTCTGGGTTGGCAATTTTTATTTAAAGAATTCTTACCCGTATCTGTATAAGTTCCACCAATTAAAAATGCTTTGGGTTCTACTTTAACCCCCTTATCTGATAAATCAAAATCTGTTCTTGTAATTCCTATTTGACATAAGTCGATATTACCCCAAAATGGTACTATCTCAACTGTCTTATCAAAACTAACTATTTGTGGTAAGGAATCAATATCTTCAGACGACTTAAATGTGTAGGTGTTTTTAAACGCATCTTCACCCACACCTTGTTTCATAAAATCATATGGTCTCAAGGAAAAACAACCGATATCAG